AACCAATCACCTTTGAATTCTTGTTGTAATTGCTGTTCAGTGTCAAACATTTTTGTACCAGTGGCACAACTGAACATGTATCTGTGATCTTCTTGACGACACAGGGTGCCCAACTTGATACCTTCTGATTCCAGTATCCAAAATTTGCCGTCCAATATGGGTTTAGCAATCACTGTCATGCAGTGACCTCCTCTTTAATTTTATATTTGGCATTCAATGGTTCAGCATAACTCTGTGCTTGGTCCACAATTCTTTGCATGTCCCATTTGGCACAAAATTTGATCAATTTGATTCCCACTTGTTCCACTGCTTTGGGTTGGGCTGCTTGTGCCACAGTTGCAGACATAATCTGTTTAATTTCATCTGGCTGTGCTCGTAAATTACACAGTATCACGTTTCTGTTGTAATCATCCAATACTCTGTGCTCCACACCTTCGTGATCCATCCATCTCTGCAACATCATGTTGTTCCAATTGAATCCTTTGTTGGTTCTATCTTCATATGCTTCTCTCAATCCCACTTTGGTCTTGGTGCCTTTGGTCCTCACTCCTGGAAATGCAGAAAATATGTTGTCTGTGCTGTCACCTCTCACGCATTTTTCAAACAGTTGCCATTCAGGTTCAGGTGCTGTTTTATTCTCTCCTGTTTTGTTGTCTTTGACTGGATTGCCTTTTTGATCAAAATATCCTTCATGAGTGATTGTCACTTCAGAAATACCATTAAATTGTTTCACATTGGGTGCAATTAACTGTGCAAAATCACTGTCAGTGCTGATGATCACATGCTGATCTCTAGGATGTGCTTGTATCCAAGCAGATATAAGATCATCTGCTTCTAATCTTGCATTTTGCAACACTGTGCAATTGGTTTTGTTCTGAATAAATTCTTTAAAATTATCAAATGTCTCCCAAAACACTGTTTCTTCTTCTTTCTCTTTGGCTGTGAGTGCTGCACGTGCATCTGATCTGTTGCGTTTGTAGGGTGCGTAAAAATCCTTGCGCCAACTGCGTCCTTCCAAACAAAATACCACATGATCTCCACGAAAGTCTTTCCAAACTTTTCTAACACCATTTAGAGTGATGTGCAAAGCCATGCCTATCTTCTCCGACACGTCTCCATTGGTCACATGACGTGATCTAAAAAATACGTTAGCAAGATCCACAAGCAAGTAAGTCATTAACTAATTTCTGATCTATCCTTTCCAAGTTTATTCACATTGATGTATCCAGCGCCACGTGTGGGGTCCTGTCCTTGTTCCTGTAGTACATTTCTTGTGACTTCCTTAAACCATCCATCCACTATCTCTTCATTGGTTTCACCTTTGTATCCTGCTGTGATCAATTCTTCTATGAAAGCATTGTTCCAGTCCAGTTCAAAGAAACCGTTTCTAATGTTTTCTTTGTTGATGTGAGTTTCCAGCACTGCCACCCAAGGCTTGCCTGCTTTGGTCGCTGCTTCTTTTTCACGCAATAATGCTTGATGTGATTCACTCATCAGTTCAGTTTTATCATCTTTCTTAAATATTTTTTTAACTTTGTCAAATATACCCATGTCTTTTTTCTCCATTATGTGCCCCATGCATTTTTAAACAGAGGCACCTGTAATCTATCACTGTATCTATATCCCATCTTCATTGCCAGTTCTGCCACTGTTTTGTTGTTCATATGATAGACACTTTCTACTCCACCCACAGGCATCAGATACACTGATCCCGAGAATCCTGCTTTACGATAATCTTTCACTGCTTCCATGGCTTCCAGCACATCTGTTTGATCTGCCACCACAAATTTCAAATACACATGACCCACTTCGGCATATTCAGCCACCACTTCAGGCAGTATGGCTTCTTCACGTTTTTCTCCGCTCACACTTAATTTTGCACTGACAGAAAATGTCACACTGTCTTTGTTTCTGTTGTTGCGTTGTGTCCATTCTTTCAAATATTTTTTAAAATCCTCATGCAATTTCTGTGTGCCATTGGTCTCAAATGTGATTTCTTTTAGATCCTGCATCTTCACATGTTCCAACAGATCAGGATATGCTCTCTGCCAACCCAACAAAGGTTCTCCGCCTGTGAATATGAAATGTTCATCCACCCATTTTTTATGAGGCAATATCTCCATTGTTCTTTCCACAATGGCATCTGATGTCAGCATGGGAGATAGATCCTTGAATCTTGGATCCCAAGATGCATATGAATCACAGCCTGTGTTCACCAAAGGCAGTTCTTTGTAATCTTTGAATGGATGCAGTTTGTGTTGTTCAAATACTCTGTCATTCTCATCACTTCTCATGCCTTTGGTTAGGCCAAATCCAGCACAAGTAAAATTACAGCCAAATGTTCTCAAGAACACCGAAGGCACTCCCATGTAGCGTCCTTCACCTTGTATGCTGTAAAATAATTCTGCTATCTTAATCTTGCTCATACTAATTCTTCTGCTATTCCCAACAGTTCAGCTATTATCAATAATGATCCTGCTGTGATAAAATGTCCGTATATCAATGCTACTCCTGCAATGATTCTAAATCCACTTTTGATCAGTGATATGTAAAAATGTCCTCGGCTGTTGTCTTTAGGCTGTATGTTCATCTTTAATTTCTCCCAATGGCGTTGCTGTGGATGAATCAGTGTAATCTAAACCTGATTTGTTGTATTCTCTCTGCACAGTTTCCTTAATCATAATGCCATCTCGAATCTTGTATGTGATTAACTCTTGTCTAATCACGTTTGCAGTATCTCCTTGAAATGCTGCGTAGAATGGTCCATCTTTAGTTTTCATTTGTTCTCCTATCTTGGTGCAAATTGTTGTTGCAGGTTAATATTATCCATAAATTCTTTTTTAGTGCCAGCATCATCTTTAAAAGCGCCTTTCAGCACAGTAGTCTGTGTGAGTGAACTGTGTGCCATTATGCCTCGGTTTTCACAACAACCATGTGTGGCTTGTATGTAAACTCCAAGATCTCTGGCTCCTGTGGCTTTTTGAATTTCATTAGCAATATCATTACACAATGCTTCTTGCAGAGTGCCTCTTCTAGCACACCATTGTGCAATTCTAGTGTATTTGCTCAAACCTATCACTTGGCCATTGGGAATGATTCCAATGTATGCCACGCCGCTCACTGGTTGATGATGATGACTGCACACTGACTTCAGTTCAGATCGCACCACCAACATGCCTGTGTAGGCATCTGTGCCCACATTGGGAAATGCTGTGGCATCGGGTCTGGTTTCATATCTACCACTCATTAATTCTGTAAGATACATCTTGGCCAATCGTTTGGCAGTGTTCTTGCTGTTGGGATCGTTGTCTGTGTCAATCACAAGACTTTTTAACACAGACGCAAATGATTCAGTGACTTCCTGTTCCAACTGATTCAATTCATCCTGTTCAATATGTGCTGAAATATTGTCATTGGCGTGAAAATTTGCTCCAGCAGCAATCAATCTTTGTCTTATCTTTTCAGATGTTTTCATTATAATCCTTATATTGTTTTATTTTAACAGATTTGTTGCAGTTTGTCAACAATTTGCGCCAGCACAATTTGGTTGCCTTCATCATTGTAATGATTAATCTCCCCTCTGTAGTTAGGCCATATCATGCTGAAGTCCAACAGATTGTGTTCCTCTACAAAATGGTTACTGATACCAAAATTGTCTATGTGCAGACTGGTCACTTGTTCCAATCTTCTGTGTATTTCTCTTCTTACTAATCTATAGATATCTTTTTGGTATTGATCATCATAGTGATATCTAAACCAATTTTTGGCAGTGTCTAAACTTTTATTAAACCAACTGTTGCGAGATTCAATGTCATTAAGAATCAGATCACAATCTTTGTGCAGTCCTTCTTGATGTATGGGATGGCGTGGAGTGTGTACTCTGCTGGGACTGGTATGACTCACTATCACACAGTTATAATCATGCTGCCACCAAGGATTAGTTTGGGTAAAATCCATCAGCTGTCGCAGTATTTTGTATTCACTCACACCTGCCTGTGCAAGATTGGTCACATCATATTGTGTGGCCAACTGACTGGGCCAACCAGTGCTGCTGTTGGGCCAATCACAAGCAAAACTGTCACCTATGATTAAGATTTTTTTTGACTTTTTATCCATGGTATGTATTTCTCCACAATCAACTTGTGATAATCAAAGTTATAATGTTCTTTGTCATGCAATAGATAATCAACAGGATTGACATTTATATCCAACATGTATTGTTCAATGGTTTTTTCTGCCACGGTAGTGTGTTTTAATTGACCATAATATTCCAAACTTTTGGGCCATTTTAATCTGTTCATGAAGTTAAACACATAAAGTTTGGCGTTGTGATCTCCACATATCCTATCCCATGCAAACACATTCAGTAAAAAATCACGTCTTTCTAAATGTGTGTTCAATTCAAAAAACAATTTGATCTCCATAAAAGTATTTTTTCTAATGTCTGGCTTCTGTAGTCCTTCAGTTTCACTAATCTGCAAGCCTGGAAATCGATTGTAGTCTTCTGCTGTGGGTTTATTGTATAATTGAACTCTGCCTTCTTTCAACAATAGATCCAAATATTTTTTCACTGCATCTGTGCTCTGTTCACATTCATGCACAAAATAATCCAAAGGCAATGCTTCATCTGTGAGTTTTTCGTCAAAGGCCAACACAAATCTATTCAATGGTGCTAAACAAAGAAACACTTCATCTGTGTCTGGAAATTTATTAAACATGTGTTTCATCCAATCAGTGTACATTCTATTGGTTGTGCCTGCATGTGCATAGATGCACACAGGTTTATTGTTCACTGTGTTGTAAATTTCAGCATAGTTGTTATTATTCCAATAGGTATAACTGCCTGGACCTGTTTTGTCAGGCACAGTGACATATCCACAAGTGTGACTGTCTCCTATGAAAAATGCTCTAGTCATTTTTATAATTTCCTTTGTGAGGGATCACATGACGCACACCGCCTCTGGGATCCACCATATCCCCTTTGCGTCTTGGAATTAAATGTACATGTGGATACATGCAAGTCTGCCCTGCTGCTGCTCCCATGTTGATGCCAATGTTGTAACCATCTATCAATCCTTTTTGAATGTTTTCGTTGCCAATCTTCAGTGCCAATTCAAAACACTTGGTGATATTCTGTTGACTGGCTTCTCGAGGCACTATGAGTGCATGACCTTCTGTGACTGGATAAGCATCTTCATACCACACACAATCTTTCAAATCATAAACTATTTTTGACCAAGGAGCTCTGCCTTCTTTTTGGGCTTGCGTGAGATTATCAGTTTTTTCCATGCTACCATTGCTCCCAAGGAAACACAATCCATCTAGGATCTTCCAGTTTGTTGATCACATAACCTTTGTAATCTATTTCTTGATAGGTGCTGGCAGTGTTGTGCAGTATGGCAGCAAACTTCAGTCTTTCAGGCTTGCCAAAATTGTTCATAATGTAATTCCAAGTGGCTCCTGTGTCATTGATATCATCCAAGATCAACACCCGTTTCTGCCAAGCATACACCTTTTCCAATGTGCGGAGATCTGGAGTATCTGCGTGATCTCGCAAGCTCACATTCAATGTTTGATGCGGTATATCCAATTTGTGCGACAGATATATGGCTGGTATACAGCCTCCTCTGTTCACACCCAATATCACTTCAGGCAACCATTGCTGATCCGTCAGTTGTTGATGTATGTTCAACAGTGCTGCACGCATCTGGATCATAGTAAAGTAATTTTTATTGACAGTTTCCATTTAAAAAGGCATTCTCAGTTGCATCTTGTTGTCATAATCATCCACCACAATGTTGTAGATGTTCTTAAATTTTTGAAACGCAATGTCCAATGTGGGATATTGTTCGCACATCTCTTTCACTCTGTGCATTTCAGGCATGATGTCTTCCCATAAGATAGGCAGTTTGTAATCTTCAAAATTAACACCTTTCATAGCATCTGCTTCAAAATCAATACCTGTGGTGGTGACTGATGCAGCTCCAAATCCATAGGGCACTGATATGGTGGTGGCTGATACTGTGTTGGTGCCTGTGTTGGCAGTGTAATTGAAATCTGTTTGATAGACATTTTGTTTGATATTTTTATCTTCCATTTGCGATCCTTTGGTAAAGTTGTTTGCCACTAAAAAAGTTTTCTGCCAATGATATTTTTTGTTTGTGTACCAATGGAGCATATTTCTTGTAGTTGGTCATGTAATCTTCTATTTTTCCTTTCAGCAGATGTTTGTGTTTTTGATAGTGCTCCAAAGATTCTGTCCATGCACTGGGATATTTGAACTCTTCATGAGCCATTTCTTTATAACTTAAACGATCAGGAATCATAGGAATCACTCCCAATACTGCACCTTCATACCAACTGATGCCCAATGTTTCTTGTAAATTAGCACTGAAAATCAGTTTGGCTTCTGCTAAAAGATTGTGATAGTCATTTTTATTTTTGCACACTTCCAAACAAGTCACAAATTCATACTGTGGCATTTCTTTGGCCAAGTCTTGAAATATGTTGTGTTGTTTTTCTGGAGCCAATCTGTGTGGAAAAAGAATAATGTTCTTTTTTGTGATATTTTTATAACCTGTGAGATCAGCATCCAAATATTCCATGGGCCATCCACATCTCACAATCTTGCCTGTGTGAAACATATGGTCCACTGTTTCTTTGTCTGCCATTCTACCCAGATCCATCAAATTGTGTAAAAACATATCGATATGGAAATCTGTGGCAAAGTAATTGTGATCAAATGATTCAAACATGCTCTTCTCTGCATGTCGCACCCAAGGTTTATCACCTATCAGTCTGCCCAAAAAGTCTTGTGGATCATAAGACCCTGCATGCCACATGCCGCCTATTTTTATTTTTACATTCAGCAATTCAGCCATGTACTTGAC